TTGAGCAGTTTATATGTGTAGCTATGCCCAACCCCACATCAATCTTGAATTTGTATATTTTAGCAGGATCGATTTTATTAACACCATCGAATTTCGAACTCTTTGATATCCCTAAATAATTCCTACCTGTATTGTTTTCTGTTACTCTGAAAATGTGCATAAACTTCTTCTTTTGTTTTGTAATAATACATATCTAAAACTCAACGTTTTTATTTTCAATGTTGGGAAAATTTCCATTTATTTGCTGATATCTTTGCTTCAGTCTCTGTCTATTATATTGACTATCTGTTTGCATTTGATTAGTTGCATTACGAGCACCATCTGTACCTGCTGCAAAAATGTCAATTGCACCTCGTGATGGATCCATAAAAACAGGAAATGTAATACCATCGACACCAAATCTATTTTTAATAATATGTATCCTTCCTGTATTTGACAACTTATCTTGAGCTTTTCTAGATAATGACATCACAAAGTCTGCAGTAAATATTTTCGCATAAGCCCCGGCTGCTGATTCTGCTTCAACGATATCACCATCTAATCCGGATTTATTACTTTGACTAACGGTCCAAATAGGAATTTGCAATTCTCCCGCAAACCCCCTTATCTCTTCGTACAACTGTTCTAATGCTTCATGCTTAGCCATTGTACTGTTTCCAAATTTGAGTAGATCAGCGTAATCTATGACTACTATATCGGGTGATGTACCTAGCATTTTTAGTTTAGTTATATGAGATCTTATACCCATTAGTGATATAGACTTTGTAGGATACTCTTTTATTATCAAGTCACCGCCCGACTTTTCTTTAATTTCCATTAATTTTTTCTTGACGTCTTCCTTGTGATTTTTTATTTTATCTAATGAAATGCCCGATAATATACAATCATATCTCCAACCAGTATAATCTTCGGATAATTCCAACGTATAATGCAAAACTGTTTTTCCGGAAAGTAGTGCAGATGCACCGATTTTTGCAAGAAGCCAACTTTTACCTGCACCAGAAGGTGCAATACATACACCCAATTCACCCGCTGCTAAGCCACCCTTCATCATTTCATCAATAGTATCCCAACCGGTAGATATTGGATCTCTGGAATTTTCTTCATATCGCCGATCTATATTGTCGAAATATTCCAATCCGATTTCAGAATCCAAACCAACACGCATTGCTTTATCAATAACACGTTTGATTTCATCGTAATTACCCATTTTTAAATAATCAACTGATTCTAATATCGCAGAACGAATTGCTTGATTTTTACAAAAATCTAATGTTGTTTCTTTTATGAATTCCAAATCATTTGCACCTACATATTGAGTAGCGGTTCTTAATGCACCTATGATCTCCTGCTTTAATAAATCATCACCGATTGTTTCAATAAATACTTTATATACTTCTAACGTTGGTATTTTCTTTTGTTGTTTAAAATATTCCAATCCGCGATCTACTAAAAATTTAATCGATTCAGATTCAAAATAGTCGGTCTTTAACAGATCAAATACTTGAGATGTAAATGTTGCATCTGTCATTATCGATGTAATGATTTTTAATTGAAATCCATATCCATATTTTGATATCTTCTCTTGTTGCATTTATTACTTTTTTGAAAATATGTTTAAGCGCGCGAATGTATCACGAAGCCAACTATCCACATTTTTGATATTTACATACAGACTATCTTCCAAAAATAATCGTTTAAATGTTTTGATATCCAACTTATCAATCGGCTGATCTAATATCGACGAAATATTTAATTTGTTTGATGCTGCAATATCTGTATCTTGCAATTGCATTAATTTATAATTTCGATCAAGAATATCGCGATTAGAAACGATATTTTCATAAAGTTTTATTTTTGATCCATTATCGATATATTGTTGTGCCTCTTGAATTAGCTCATCAAAATGCATTGGAGTTTCAATTACTTTCGGTATTCGCTTCTGTAGTGTTTTTAATCCCGCACCTTTTATACCAGGTATGTTATCTGAAGCATCACCTGACATCATTCTATATAATAGATAATTATCTGGATGTATTCCGAACTCATCACGCATTCTCTCTGAAGTATATAGCTTCTTTTTTGTAGGGCTCCACACCTGTATTTTATCATTTACTAATTGTAGAAAGTCGCGATCTGTTGATACAATAGTAATTTTATTATCTACGTCTTTGTAATACTGATTAGCAATATATGCAATCGTGTCGTCTGCTTCAATATGATCTATTGATATTACGGAAACTGGCAATGTATCAAAGTATTCCGCCAATCTCATAAATTGTTTTTTCATAGATTCCTTTTCATCTACAAGATCTGCAAACTCCTGATGTCTATTAAATTGATCTCTATTTTTTCGAGTAGCTTTATACTCTGGATACAACTTTCTTCTACGCTGTGATCCGCCAGAACCATCAAACACTAATATACATCGTGTTGCTTGGAACTGACGGATGTTTGCGCCAACAGATTTCAAAAAACCTACCACGCCACCAACATGCTGTCCATTATCGTTTAATGCAGGCACAGCACTAAATACTCGAATAAAGGTATTCAGGGAATCAATTATCAATATTCTGTCGTCTTTTGTGGGTGGGTGCTGTAATTGGTCTCCAAATGTTGACCATGCTTCTTTCAATCTGTTCATCTTTTTTAAATTACTGTGTATTAATTATGATTCCTCTCCTGGTGTTTCTTCATCAATAACAATGTCATCGATTCCAAAATCTTTATTGACTTGATAATCCATAATAAAACGGTCACATAACATATCATAAACCCAGGATTTCAGATTAGGATTAGCTTCCATCCAAGCACCGAAATCTTTACTTCTGAATTTCAATACGTCTTTGTCAACCTTCTTAATTTCACCAGTTTCTGGATTGATTATCTCATCAGTAAAATGATGTGCAACTAAAGAGCCATCTGAATCGTGTTCTTTTGTACTTGTGTATTTCAACGGCAAACTCCAAAACGTGCCTGATGATACCAAGTCGAAACTCTTTAATGTGTTTAACCAACCACCATAATTATCAATACCCGATTTAAAATAAATGTCATATGTAACTTCCTTTAACGGTGGACCTAGCCTATTTTTTACTACAACCGCTCGTGTTTTTATACCTACTGTTTGCTCTACACCATTAATCTTCATTTTAATCTTTCCCACAGATTTTAAACGTAAACGAACTGATGAGTGAAATGCAATCGCTTTTCCACCTGATGTTCCATATGGATCACCAAATGAAATACCCATACGAACTCTCAACTGATTTGTCATTATTAAACAAATATTTTGTCGAGCAATCATATTTGTAATTTTTCGCATTGCTTTTGATAAGATAATTGCCTTATCTGTAGCATATCCGTCCTTCCCGTGCTCGGAATTTATTTCCTTTTTTGTAGTTGAACCCATTATTGAATCAACCACAATAGTAACAAGCACATCTTTGTCGGCAGCACGAACTTTTGCAATAGTAGCTTCAATACTATCAAATATATCTTCCAAAAGTTCTAGCGGCAAATATACTAATTTATCAATATTAACACCAATGGCCTGCAAATATTCGCGACTTGCTGCGGCTTCAGTATCAATATAAATTGCTAAACCACCTGCTTCTTGTGTACTTTTCAGAGCATATGCAGCTAACAAAGATTTCCCGGAAGCTTCCAGGCCGGTAATTTCGATAATTCTACCAGCCGGAAGTCCGCCGTTTTTTCTATTAGAAACTGCCAGATCTAACATATCACAACCAGTCGAAATCCATTTAGTTACATCAGTTACACCTGTATCTGTTAAATGGTATGCGACCTTGTCTGTCTTTGTAGCAAACTTCTTATTAATATGTGATATAAGATCTTTCGATAGCTCATTTAGAGCTGATTGACTAACTTTTTTTGACATATTTATTAATTAAACATTTCATCAAATGCAGCATCAATATCACTCGTGGCATCAACCGCCTTTTCTCCGACAGTCGCAGTTTCTACATCTGTGCTATTATCCGAGTGGTCACTGCTTTGGTCATTGTTTTCGATGAAATCATTCAAAATTTTCTTAAGTTCGTCATACGTAGGTGGTTGCCAAATGTCCTTTACATCCGGCATTTCCTTTAGTAATGCAGCAATTTCTTTACTATCAGTTGCAGGAGATGTATTCCTCTTTACTCTGAATGTAGTTTTTGGATATCCTTCTGCTGGCTTCTCGTACTCAACTGTAATATCAGAACCATTTTTTAAATCTAAAATGTTTCCATAATCAGGATCAGATATTGTTTTCAATAACTCCTCGTAAACAGTTTTACCAAAACCCCAAAACTTAACTCCTTCTGATTCTTCTCCACGCACCAATACAGGAACATAGGTCCTGACCTTAGCTTCAAGCTGTCTAGCTAATAGCCAATCTTCTTTTTCCCCTGTTGATTTTAGCTGGTCTGCCAATTCCTGTACAGGGTCTGGGTCGTTGAAGTTTAGTGGCGATATAATCGTCCTTGGTGCTAAATCGTAATAAAATGAAAGTTCTAAAAATGGCCATTCGGGATTATGTACATACGGTACCATTCGAATAACCTGCGTTCCTGGTTTGGGTTTCCAAATGAGTTTTTTACCACCCTTTCCTTGCGCTTGTAGGTTTGCCAGTTTCTGGCGAATTTTGTCAAAATCCATAATTTGTTAAATGTTTAATTGATTAAAAAATAGTTTATTTTGTTTAAATGTAGGGAATTATTTTCACAATTCCAAATGTTTTTAAATCTTTTTTTAATTTTATTTCAAATACCGAGTTTCTACGAATTCCAACTTTGTTTTTACTATGTCTCCATCCCTTGTTAATAGTAATGTATTTTCGTAATTTTGCCACTCAAGTTGGAACTTCTTATCTAATATCCCATTATTTGCTTTTTTAATTATTTCATTAAGTGCGTTAATTGAATACAATGTATTTGTTTCCGATTTCCTGTGAACAGATATTGTGTTTGGTGTCGGATCGTATTGCCCGAT